GCAGATGGAGACGCAGATGGAGACGCAGATGGAGACGCAGATGGCGGTGCAGATGGCGGTGCAGATGGCGGTGCAGATGGCGGTGCAGATGGCGGTGCAGATGGCGGTGCAGATGGAGACGCAGATGGAGATGCCGATGGTGAAGGCGGTGCAGATGGAGATGCAGATGGTGAAGGTTCAAGTGACTCTGGATCTGGGGCAGGTGGTCAGGTCAGCGATAATGTAAGATATCCTGAGCTCGAAGAGGGCGAGACCCCTGAAGAGGCAGACGCGAAGGCCCGCAAGAAAATCAAAGAGGCCGTAAGGATTCAGGAGATGAGCAAGAAAGCGGGACTCGAAGAGGCTAAAGACGGACTGACTCGTAAAGTATCTGAAGCATTCACAGCTAAAGCTAAAGTACCGTGGCAAAAAGTTCTTACCAACTGGCTCAAGCGTACTCTCAGCGGTGGATGGGACAAGCCTCAGAACATCCCAGTCCTAAGCGCGACTGATTTATTCAGCGCGGGCCGTGGATCTAAGAAGCTACCTGAGATCGCGTACATCATCGACACTAGCTACTCAATGTCCGATGACGTAGTGAATGACGGACTCGATCAGCTTGAGAATTTGATGAGGCAGTACAAGCCTAAGAAGACTCACGTTATCTGCTGCTCCACTGAGGTCGAGCTTAACAAGTCCAGATCCTACTCATCAAATCAGAGGATCGATAGATCAATCATCACGGGCGGTGGTGGAACTAGATTTGTCCCCGCCTTCGAATATGTGAAACGCTACCATCCGAATGTCGGTGCGGTGGTGTACATCACGGACGGTGAATGCGATCAGCGTAATCAAATACCTCAGCACTTGTTACCTGCCAAGTTGCTATGGGTTGTTTACGGTGGCATGAAACCCGAACGCTTTAAGTTAGGTAAAGTAGTAGAAGCTCCACCAGTGAGCTAGAAATAACAGCCCCCTCTTCATGGAGGGGAGGGGGCTAAACCTTTTAACAAAAAATAAAATTAGATATGCTTACAATATTCTTCATCTTAATCTGGATCTTATTAACGATCCTCGTCTTGCGTTTCTTCTACGTATCGAACCCACCTCAAAAGGTTAACACCATTTACGTGGGGTTAGATCACAACGAATGGAACGTCATACTTAAATGCGTGGATCAGTGCGTAAAATCTGGGCTTCGGTCTGAGGCAGATGAGGAGGAACGCATAGCCGTGGGCCGTGAGATCGCGGACCAAGTTTGTAACCATATTGAATCTGAACTTAAATAATTTATGAAAAAAATAATTAACGACTTCATTGATAGGACTCTGTTCATATCTCTTTGCTCATTACTTTTTATCCTTTTCCTGCTGATCGCTGCAATAGCGGGAGGCTACGTAGCGGACGCGAAGACCGCTGTAATGAGGATCAGTGGATTCGAGATGTTCCTTTGTCTCGTGATCCTTCCCGCAATCACTGCATCAATCTGGATGCTTGTCGATAAACTTAACCGAACTGTATAAATGAGTATAAAAAAGAAAGCTACAAAATATTTTAGTGCCTCTTGTAATTTAAATTTTACAGCAGAAAGTCAGGCGGATGCCCGTGACGAACTGCTCAAGTATTTAAAAGACTTAGTAAAAAATAAAGATGTTTCATCTTGGTTTATAAACGAAGAATAACTTAACAACTAACTAAACTTAATCATGAATAAATCATTATCTAGAAACGGGATGCATTTCAATCCCGACAAAGAACCTTACCCTTTTACTGAGGGGTTCAAGCCCGTAGGAATAACGGACTCTAAGCTCAAGAAACACCTTCTCGATGACATCTCTATAGCATTTGTCCGTGCTGTTTACCACTTAAAGGGGCATGGGAATGCTAATAGCTACTGTAAAGAATTCAAAAAGGTAACCCCTTCAAGAGTGTATAATTCTTTTTTTCCTAAAAGATTTAAGAACGTACCTGACTTTAGTGACCCGCGCTTGTTTGGAGTGGCTAACTTATTTAGTTATCTTGAGCACGGTTTTGATGATGAGGACGATGGTAAGGCGACGGCAGCATGGAGGGATATTCATATAAACCTATTGGGTTTCAACTATCCCGTTTATTTTCTTGATGAGACTACAGAACAAATGATTATTGATTCTAAGTTGGACCCCACTTTAACCTTAGCAGACATCGAGTTTGCGTTGCCGAGCTTCTTAATTTGTTTACCAAAAAAAGGTTTAGATTCGGTGTCATCTATAAAAGAAAAGGGAGGATCTGATTACATAGCTACCATAGGGGTAGCTAGATCTTTTGAGATGTATAACTCGGTTACTGATGAGTACACTTCAAACCTCGATCAAGAGTGGGAATACATGGGAGGATGTAACTCACATAACATGAACAAGATGATAGTCGAAAGCGGGGACGGACCTTGGAGGGAGATAGGTGATGCAATGCTAGAACACTGGGCTAACATGGATATCAATGATGAGTCTGGAAAAATAAATACCTCTGTTTTTAAAGAGCCCGATATATCAAACGAAATGTGGAGGTCAGGTCAGTATAAAATACAGCCCGTCCTTAACGTGGGCTGCGTTAGTGGAACTACGCTCAAGCTTCCCGCACGTTTTCGCATGGATGATCCAGTCCCCGTTGCTGAATTGTTAGAACAAAATAGGGCTCTTGCCAAATGGCCCTTAGAGGGACCCGATGAGGAGCAAAGGATTACACCAAACTGGAAAGGTCCTAAGATGGATGAGATGCTTGAGTTCACCCTTAAAATTATGGCTTTCATGGCTGCTAAACCTGAAGAGGTCAGCACTATAGCCGAGCAAACTCAACCCGCTAAAGTTCGTAGGGGTCACACTCTCCGTGAATCTGAATGGAGTCCTAACATCATCGGTAAAAGATATGGAGCTACTCTTCGCAGACAAGGGTACACTTCTGATGACGGGGACAAAGATAAGAACAGACCGCACTGGAGGAGAGCTCACCAAAGAAGGCAAAGGTACGGTAAACATTCTGCCAAAGAGAAATTGATATGGGTCGATGCCGTCTTCGTGAACGACCCTGAAAAAGATTAATAGAATTGGGTATTGCGTCGGAGCTTTGGTACTCTGGTTATTTTCATACGCCCGTCAGGTAAACGCATAAAAGCCTGACACTAAATTTAACCCTGAACCCTGAACCCTGAACCCTGATTCATTGTAGTGCCAAGTAATCACATATCAAACGAACCTTATCACGAATGGCTACGTGATAAGATCAAACGCGAAACCTTAGCCGAACAAATAAAAGAACTGAATATGAAATCTCAAGTAGATGTAGTAGAAGAAGTCTCTCAGTTGAGAGAAGCACGTAACGAGTTAGCAGCAATGTTAGCTCACGTATTAGGGTCCAAAGAAAACTTGAAGAAGTTTTTGGAGGACTGGAATAAAAAGAAATTGACTAGTCAATAGTCCATTATATATTAATTATAACTTAACTATAAATTCATTTATTAAAAAAGTAATTATGACACCCTTAACTAAAGCAGTACATCGGGTGGTAGTGATAGACGATCAGGAGTACATAGCTTCTCTCGTCCCTGCCACGGAAGAACAGCCCGCAGCCTTCACACTTCGCAAGAAGAAACATAGATCCTTGTCCTCTTGGATTGCTATGGATGATTCACTTGTGGATCATGCCGAAGATGAAGAAGCGGAAGCTGAATACGAACCCATAACCCAAGCGGAGAAATCCGCACAACACGTAGCTAAACGAGTAAGTATTCAAATGGCTCTTGGCTCTGCTAGAGAGAATGACCCAATCCATCCGAAGGACTTGGAGATGTGGGCGAAATACTCGTACCCAAAATTCTTGGATGCGTGGGCTCGCTATAAAACAGCGTTAGCTTTTCACAAAGATCCTGAGCTTATCAAGATTGTTTGGGGGAAGGGTAACGAGATCGTAGTCTATTGTCCTGAGTTTGTATAAGATGAGGATTATTAGACAAGTGTTTCCGCAAGGACATCCGATCATTGTGGATGCACAACTGGATGATGACAACGGGGTCGTTCAAGACTCCGTTGTTATTTATCCAATACTACCTGACGGAATAATAGGGCAGCCCATCTTCAATAAAGAGGACCCTGCTACATCCGTACTAGACGAAATTATTAACGACCTACTAAACGAAAATTAAATGCAGTTAACTTACAAAGTATCACCGCAAGCTATCGCAAAAGCAATCAGCAAAGTATCTGGTTTCTCAGTTTACGAACTGAAGAACGAAGGACATTCACATACACTCGCCCAGTGGAGACACTTGGGAATGTACTTGGCCCGTGAATCGGGAATGACGTACGTTGAAGCGGGTGAAGTATTCAATCGCCACTTCTCAACAGCACTGACATCACATAGGAAAGTCAAGAAATCCTTGGACGATCCTCAGATAGCAGATGCTTTAGGACAAATTAAAAACTTTTTGAATAAAGAAAATAAAGACGATGGAAATCAAGAGATTTTATAAGACAGACAGAGGCCCGTACAGCAGCATCTTTTTAATGCACACTGTAGACGCAATGCCTCAGTACAAAGTATATGCAGTGTCTCCTGAGAACCCTACCAAAGTTATCTACGAAGGTAAGGACAGGAAAGAAGCAAACGATAGCTTTGAGAAACTAGTTTCGAAGTACACTTTACAAGCTCACTAAACTTGACGAATATATTTTGCTTGGTATACTTAACTTACTTGGCGTAGTCAATGTTCCATTGGTTAAGTTAGGTTAAGTTAAGGTCCCCCTCCTTCTACATCACGTAGAGGGAGGGGGTTTTTTTGTGTTTACGGATCTACCGATAAGAACCTTGGGTACTTATTCAACTCAGCTTGGAAGTCTCGGAGTCTTTGGATATGAGTCTCTCCCTTTCTAGCCATACTTTCAATGAATGGCATAGGCAATGACGGTCTATCCATAAGTCCCTTGGCGAGTAGCAACTGGACTCGTCTCTTACTCATCCCCCTTCGAAGACTGATGTTATAGATCTCCTCTCTAGGTAAGCCTTGCCTTTCAAAAGATCTGTACAACTGAATGAGGTGAGCGTTGACTCTTCGTCTTCCCTCTATTTCTTTTTTTGCTAAAGAAGTTATATCCGCTTTGGTCATTACTCTATCGGTTAACATTTTATATTTGTTTGAGTTGATCCTATCGAACTCACCTTTCCTCTTCTCTACAAATTCAGATAACCTAACATCAAACTCAATCGGATAAGTCGTTGCGGGTTTAAACTGCCCGATAATATTTGATATAATTTCAGGAGCCTTAGTGATGTCAAACCCATCTTTGAATATCGCTCTGTCCTCTAACAGTTTGGTAAGAGTTGGAGGAGTGTAAGCTTCATTCAATACATACTTAATAGACTTCGTAAATTTATCATGGAGCAGATCATTCTCTTCGTAGATAGGCTCTTGTTTCTTTGGGTCGAAGTTTGTTGTACTGTTTAAGAAAGCCCTCATGAATATTTGCTGATCAAGAAATTCACCTAGCGTACCTTTCACTAAACTCTCTACCGTCTTCGAAGTATTGCCGTGAACGAGATGCTCCATCGCCCTTAGTGAAGGGTCAGTTAACATCGAGTATGGGTTAATGAAAGTTAAAGAGAAGTTCCTTCTCTCCTTAGTAAGAGGATTTGTATAGTACACGAGTGATTGATTCTGCATATACGGTGGCAACGTATCACGAAGAGCTTCGTCATCATCGTAGAATATTCCCTGAAGAAGTCTCGTAGTAATAGGAAGTATGACTGAAGATACTCCAGTAACAAACCCAATACCCGCTAGTCTTCTTCGTCCACGTTTTCTAATAACAGGGTTACTGTCTTTAGATTCCTTCATGGCTAAGTTCCACGTATTGAAATATGTTCTGATAACCTCACCTTTGAATCGAAGGAAAGGCGCGAACATAACTCCGAAGGTATGCCCCTGAAGTCCAGTGATAATAGGAGGAGCTTGAGAATATGTTTGAGAAGTCATGACAACTTTCTCGGCTGCTAATCTCTTTAGTTCATAATCAGTTTTGGTAGCATAAAAATCTTGCTTGCCGTTCTTGCGAGAGGACTCTCTTGCATCGATGAGATAACTAAGTTCGTGCTCGAACAAAGCTATCTTGTAGAAAGCATCAACGACAGCCGAAAGTTCTTTAGCCTTACCCCATGTTTTCTCATTAGCTTTCTGAGCTAACTCTTTTCCTTTACGAGAAATGCTCTTGCCCTCTTCGTTCTCTAGCCTTGAAAGATTTTTTTCAAAATCATTTAAGACTGTTTCTGGAGAGGTCTGTCCACTGAGGAGCTCTTCAATTAGCTTGGGCCTAATCTCGTTTCCGATAACATCAAGAGCTATCAGTTCTGTATAGTATGCATTAGACTTTTCTTGACGTATCCCTCTTCTATTTAACTCGGTCATCAAACTGTCTGTCATCTTCCCGAATCCAACGAAGCCATTCGCGGGACCGAAATAGAAAGCGTTTGATATTACGTTCCTAACATAGAAACCAATGTTACCTAAAGTCTTAGCTCCCAGAGATAAGCCTGTTATTCTAGCCATCAACTTAAAGGAACCACTCGCTATTTTTTCTGCATCGTTCGCAGTCTCTTGAGTAGGCGGACTGAGTACGCTCATCAAGCCATCAACCATTTCAGCGGGAGCAAAGAGTTGCACATTCTTTGGTTCGCCATCGACCTCGACCTCAAAGTTTCTGAATGGGTCGTAAGCTTCTGTCCCCCCTGCTCTGATTTGTTTGTACCTACTTCCCCCGTACTCATCTATATTTTCTAGTCTCTTTTTCTTGAGTTCGTCCTTTGTAAGTATCCACTCGTTTCCTTTTCTGCGTCCCACCTCTAACAAGTTTTTCATGAACGCTTGGTTCGATGCCATCATACCAACGCTGAGATAAGTACGTAGAAGATTCTTGAACCCTGCACCCTCGTCAGTTTCCTCTCCAAGCAGAGCCCTGATTGATTCATCAATATCTCTTTTCTTTTTCAACTGATTTATCAGAGGACTAGCAAAAGATTCAACAGCTTCGGGTCCTACTATCAAGTTATTTGCGTCCTTATCTTTATAACTATGAAGGAATGAAAGCATCATTGATCTACCTAATTCTTTGTTGTCGCTAAGTTCTTTGTTAGCTAGTGCGGTAGCTTCGGACTCTTCTTTACCATCTTTTATGAAGGCTTTAATACGTGCTTGTTTGTAGGTCTCTTCAAAATACTTAGCCGCATTATTCCTCACGGTTTCGAAGTTAGGATCTTTGGTAACTTTATCCAACCACCCTGCTTCATTGAACATCTTATATGATCGGGTTATGTATATCCCTAAGTTACTATCTATCGTAGCACTTAGATCTACGTCCACATTGTAGAGTTCTTTAAGTTTAATTGATAGAGTGTCAACGATATCACGTATAGCTTTGAGCTCATTAACAAAGTCAGGAGATACCTTTTCCAGTTGAGTTAAGGCAGCGTCCTTTTTCTTTCTAATGATTTCTTTTTGAACGTCTTCTTGTTTGCGGATGTCGTTCTTGTATTTGTTTGTAGCATCCTCAAGAAGTTTTTTCTTTTCTTCTTCGGTGATCTCTTTACGTTTAGCTCTTGCAATTATGTCCGCTTTTCTGGACTTGTGTTGGAGCTTCATTGAATCTTTGATATCATCAGGTATCGAGACGACTTTCGAAGAACCCGTAGCTTCAGATATCAATTCGTATGGTATACTAAATCCTTTATCAATAAAGTCTTTATCAAGTATCTTCCTTAACTCAATCGATCTTAGGTTAACATCATTCTGAACAGCACGGTTGAACGCTTCTCGTTGTTCGAACATACGCCTGACTCGGATATCAAGAGACCCAGTCATGGCGACTTTAAATTTACGCCACCAAGAATCCTTACGTTTCTCTGAATCATACACACCGTCCTCGTAAACAGGAGCTTCTAACATTTTCTCCAAGCTATCAACAGTGATACCTCCCGCAGAGTAAGTGTACCCTGATATTGTTTTATCAGTAGCACCGAGCTCAGAGTATAAGATAGAATCTTTGGAGTCATCGAACCTTTGAGAGAGCGGGATTATATCGCCTTCTGCATTCTTCGTTACAAGCTCTGCTGATTTAATACTTTCAGGTTTGAATGCAATGATATGATAGGTATCAGATCCAAGACCTTTCATATTAAACTTTTTATTTACCCTATGGTCTACGATTCCATCATAACCAAGCTCTTCGAAAACCCTACGGATAAACTCTCCTCTGGCTATGTTGCCTTCGGCATCTGTAGCCATTGCGTACAAACTAGTTAAAGCATCTTCGACTTCAGCTAGTGTAGGTTCCTCGATTTCAGAAAAATTTTCATCAGCTAGCAGTTCTGAAATTTCTGAACCTTGTTGATGATACCCAAAATCAGGGCCTACTTTTTCAATAGCCTGAATAAGTGCAGGTTGTTCATCGTTAAAGTATCCGTTGTCTTCGGCCCACTCTTCGGCAAACTCCCTAAGATCAGAATCAAGTACATCTTCGGGGTCAATGTCTTTCTCCTTAGCAAGCTGTAAGCGTAATGAATCTAGCTCATTTTCTATCGCCTCTTCATCATACCTTGAATAAGGATCTAGCCTCATTTGAATATCTCCTGAGAGAGCCTTAGATATCATCTCAGGATCTCCTGAGAAAGATCCTATAACAGCAGGATTTTTAAGCTTCATAAAAGCGGGTATCACTTTTCTTTCAGGACCCACCATTTCTTGTTGAGCGATTGCATAACCAATCTCATAAGGTCTACCGTATTGCCATTTTGAAATGTCAACAGGATCTGTAAAGTTATCAGGCATCGTAAAGATTTCTTTAACTTTAGATGCGGGTAACTTATCTTCAGCGTACTTTTTGGATTCCTTGACTAGGGTGGATACATTACCTTTCACATCAAATGAAAAGAAAAGCATTTCTAGAGACTCACCTGTCACTCCAACGCGACTTTCAAGAAACTTGGCTATTTGCCCTTCATAATATTCTGCTCTTGTTTCTAATCTTCTATTTAAATCAGCCCCTTCATCTAAATAATTAAGGGTTGAGTCTTTTCGAGAAGAAGAGAAATAAAAGCCAAGACCAAAATTATTATTTATGCTTCCTTTGCTTTTGGAGAAGACATCAAAGCTATGAGTCGTACCGTGGTATACTTCGTCCAAAAAGTAACCTGCATCCTGAGCAGCTCTCATTACCATTTGTTGTAATGTTAATCCCTCACTACTGACCCAATCCTTTTCAGGGTTCTCAGCTAACTCTAAGTACTCTTTATCAGTAGCACCGAGTTCACTCCGTAAGGTTGTCATATCTATGAGATCCTCACGAGTTGTTTCTGCTATCCTAATTTGAGAAGGATCAAATACGACCCAAGTACCAGAGCCCTCGTAATGAATCGCATCGTAACCACTTAATTGTGAAACTAATTTAGTAACTCCTCCTTCTCCTACAGCATCTATGTCTTCTTTAATTTTTTGAAACTTAGGGTTCACCTTAGCTAAATCGTTTACCATTGTATCAAACATTGGTGCTTGTGCTAAATACATTATAGGAGTCTCGTTAACTCTAAGTAAGTTAGCTTCTTCGTTTGTTAATTTATATTTAGCCCTTAAACCTTTAACTAACTCGTTGAAGAAAACTTCATTGCTGCCTATGCCTTCCATAGCTCTTCTCGGAGTTGTAAAAACTTTATTAGCCTTCAGAAAGACATCATACATTTGTCCTTCTTTACCTTTGTCAATCTCAGCTAACTTAGAATCTTCAGTTTTAAAATAAAAACCAAAGCCTCCTCCGATATTTCTCCTCTTGTAATCTCCAACAGACTTAACACCTTCGCTTTCAGCACCGTTAAATACTCTGACAAGATCACCTTCAACTAAATGATTGTTTCGAATTGCCTCGGCCTCGATCAGCTTTTTAGTTTGTGGGACACTATAGTCAGCATCTTTCAATGACCTATTGAAATGTTCTTTAGATCCTACGACAACTGAGTTAGATGGATTAGGGTACGCAACTGAATCTCTTGGGTTGCCTGTTAAGTTACCTAAAGTGATGTGGTATATCCTTTGCTTATCAGGAGAAGGTTCTCCTAGTATATACTTTTCTACAAAATTATTTAAGACTTCTTGTTCGACAACTCTTCGTACTAATGACTGCCTAAGCGTACCGTCTGGTTGTATTTGTGATACAATTTCGGGAGCGTGGAACGTGAGGTTAGGGAGTACTGCTGTAGTACTCTCTCCTAAACGACGGAAAGCTTCGCCTAATATATCAGTTTTACCTTGAGCTTCTCTACCTTCAACAAAAGCTTGATTCAGCAATGTGATGTGTATGTCTTCTTCTGCTAAAGGAACGAAGTTGTTAGATCCAAAATTAAAGTTCTCTTGTTCTTGTTTAGCTAATTCAGTAAGTGTGTCCGACTTAAACATATAAATGCCTGTCTTAAAAACCTTACCTTTTGTAACTCCTTTGTTAAGGTTAAGAGCATCAATATCAAAAGGACCTATGTCAGCTAGTCTTAGTTCCTGCCCTCCTCTATCAATCTTGCGATTGTTTCCCTTCATATCAGAGAACGTCTGAGCGAGAGGGATTAACTCGGCTATAGTAAGATCAACTACATTCGCAGTAACAGAAGCATCTGGTCTGGTTAGCATGATCTGACCGTATCTATGATTGCCATCAAGAATAAATCCATCAGAACTCATTATTGAAAACGGTTCTTGGAGAACTTTATCGGTAGCTTCCTGCATATTGAAGTGCTTTTGCATAGCGTACCAAACTGTTTTAGGAAAAAACAATTCAGTCTGATATGGTTTCATATCTGCTACAGGAACTTCCTTTTGCTCAACGCTTACTGGTCTTTCTAAACTTTCGCTCAAGAATGTACCGAACTCCTCTACTTGTTGAGGCTGAACGATAGGCATTTCTTCTCTCGAAGTATCACCTATTTGATCTCTAGTATCTGAAAGAATAGATTTAAGAGCGTCATAATTAGCTTCAAACTCTGGAACCTCATCAAGGAATGATCTAGATAATCCCATATCGTCGAGTTTACCCTGAGCCCTGATCCCTGCATCCTTAGCTGATGTATCAAGAACCCTGTCTGTCTCTGGTCCTGCCTCTATCGGAGCTCCAGTTATTCCCAAACTTGTGAACATTAACTCTGTTCTTCCTTCGTCAAACCGAAGGTCAAGCGGAACGACTTGTGTTTCATAACGAAGACTTCCGTCTCTTCTATCCTCTATAGCATTTAAAGATTGTTTAAAAGCAATCGATTCTGCGGACTTAATATTATTTGGTTCGAATATAGCAAGGCTTCTACTGTATTGTGGAGCGACTTCCGCATCGGGTACAGTTTCTCTTTCATAATAACCTCCGTAACCAAACTTTCTAAGGTACTCGGCTAGATTAAGAATATTGTACTCAGAGATGTACTCCATGTTAGTTACATCATAATGAGTGAACACACTATAAACGCCCTGCTTGATCTTACTCCTTAGCATGGACTCATTAAACTCGCCTCTTTTAATAGCGGCTTTAACTTCGTCCTCTTGTTTTAGTTTATTTATAACTTCATCTACTTCGGAATCATTTTCATGATCAAAAAGTTTTAAGTCTCTTTTAAGATACCACCGATGTACAATTATATCTTCTGCGGATACTTGTTGAGCTATAGCAGCTATTTGTTGGGCATCGACTCTGTCTTCGCTAACAAAAGCCGCTATAGAATTGTGCCTAGATTGTGGCGTATCTATATTATACACGGGGCTTCCGTGATAATATACTATGTCCGTATCATATCCTTTAGCCTCTGCTGCCTTTTTTACTAAAGAGTTTAATTCTGCTATGGTTTGACCATTCTCAGTGATCCAAGCGTCAAGTATTTGTACTTTAGCTCTCGTATTATCTTCTTCATTTAAAACACTAACATCTAGTGCTTGCTCTACCTCTTTAGAGTTGAGTAAATCTTCAAGATTACTAGTACCTGAGTCACCTGTTAAGATGAGCTTACGGTACTGCTTGTTATCAGCTCCTAATTCTGATCTAAGGACTCCAGTGTCCTCAAATTCAGGAGAACCGTAATCGCTTAGTCTTGAAGTAGCTCTCCGCCCAGCAAAGAATAAACCTCTTCTAGCAATAGTTCTCTTTTGAGCTCCTGTTCCAACTTGGGCCTCTGCTCTTTCAACGAGTCCACTGTCTGGGGTTCCAAGCCATAGCGGTCTGGGAATTTCTTGTCCAAGGATTCTATTTCTTGCTTGCTCAGGGTCATTTTGCTTCCATATATTCTCACGAGATTCTACATAATTCAAGTCGGATCTTACGTTCTTAGGGTACATCGCTCTAATAGCTTCCCATGTTATAGACTGTAGCTGATAAGGGCTAATTCCTAGCTCTTTAGCTGCTTTCCTGTATGCATCAACATAAATATGGTACGTCCCTTGCATACCGTAGACACTATTCCTACTGGAATCCTCCGCGAAGTTATGTTTAACAGCAATAGCTTTCGTAGAATAAGGCATCAGGAACGCAGCAGCAACAGCGTGTGTGTCTATGGTTACATCTCCCTTTAAACTATTCGGGCTAACTATATTATTATAAAAGTTTCTAACTTTATGGTAGTTCCCTAATGACTCACTAATGTTTTCAAGTGATCCATCATCAAGCATTGATAAAGCTTTAGCCGTTTCGTCAGAACTACCCCACGCATTTGTTTTTATATCACCATCAACATTCATGTAAGGAGAATTAGGATCTCCTTCAGGATCTACATTAGAAACTCCTTTACCAAATAAAGTTTCAGCTATCAATCGAGCTGCCCAACCTCTTTGTGCAGTTTCTGTTAGATCTTTAAAGCGTTTACCTTTAAGTTTATTTAGGATTTTAGCTCTCTCTGCCCGTGCTTGGGCGTTTAACTGATCTTTTACCTTCTTAGGTTTACCTTGTAACTGAGCTTTAGGAGCTGTTGCTTTCGCTACGGTCTCTTCAATGGTTGCTAGAAAAGACGCTGAGTCCATTCTATAGTTTTGGTAATTACTCCACACCTCTATAACCTGCTCTGCTTGAGCTAAGTTAAGGAACCAATCTTTTTGAGGACTTAGTGCAGCCATTACACCCGCAACTTGTTGAGGTGTAATATTATATTTTTTACTTAATGAATTAGCGACTCTGTTAGCTCCCTGATACCACCGCTTAGAGCGTTCTCTAACTTCAGGAGGCACTGCATTATATAAAGCTTTTAAATTATCCGAAGACCAATCCCTAAGTATTTCAGTCCTTTTTATGGGGTCGGATTCTTCCATGAACTCTTTAGGGAGAACGTATCTACTCGTAGGAGTATCCGCTTCACTCGCCTGAGCAATCTTATTAATCTGATTCCCTATTGTTTTACGAAGGGACGCGACTGCTTTTTCAGGTTCAGAATCGTTAATTCCTAAATCTCCTCCTATATTACTCTCCGCGCTTGTAGGTCTGGGCTTCTTTTTGGTACCCAATTTGGCCGTTCCTATACGTAGGTCATCATTGAAACCTAATTCATATAGAGGGCTGTCCGTAGCGTTAGCCTCTTCGGGGAATATCTCACCTAAAGTTGTACTTTGTATCCCTGCTATATAATCGTCAGGGGCGTTCGGGTTAAATGCAAAGTTACCCGCACCAAATCGCTCCATTCCGATTAAAACATTTATTTCCTCAATCAAATTAGAAATCGCCATATCCATTTCAGGAGTAGTGTTTCCTTTCTTTTTAAGGTTAAGTAGTCGCGAGACCATTCTTCTCAAGTACTCAAGAGCTATCTGAAGTTTAGAAGGATCTCCTGTCCAGAATAGATAGTTTGCCTCCGAAGTAGTCCCCGTCATTCTCTCCTGAGCGTACATACGAAGCTTCTCTTCAATAAGAATTTCTTTAGTTCGCTGAACAGTAGCTTCGTTCTCAGAATTTAAAGCTGCTTTAAGTTGCTCATTTCGTACAGGGTTATCTGGAGTGTACTCATCAACAATAGATTCGAACTCTGCGTCAGTGGTTTGATCTATTAGATTGTCTAATTGTTTTTGAGATACAGATCTGTAAGAAGCAACGTGAGCTATCTCTTCACCTATAATAGAATTAAGTATCCGACGAATTACAGATTCTGATTTGCCTTGTTTAATTAAGTTAGCTACTGCATTTTGATTAACAAAAATATCATTAGTTCTAGCACGAGCGTAAGCAAAACCAACTCCCTTCTCGTTTGTAACAGTCAATGTAAGTCCGTTACGTCTGACAAGAGCCCCTATACGGTTTATTAGTCTCGTTAAAATATTTGATTCATCTAGCGTAAGTGTATTGTCGGACTCTACCTCTATCGGTTTGTCTGCTTCGCCCTTATCTACTTCTTGGTTATCAAGTCTTTTCTGGTTTGCAGGAGTAAGTTCTGTTCTAAGAATATCAGGATCACTTGTAGATCTTGGAGGCCATACCTCTTCGACACCTTGTTCAACTGAACCAACGCTTTTTCCTACATTCTGCAACTTGCGGAGGTCATCGATTGTACGGCTTGTTATATCCGAAACACTTTCTGTTGCGGTAGGTACATCAGGAGTTGCTTGTTCTCCGAAAGCATAGTGAGTTGTAGTATGTGCTTCGGCAGAACTCTTTCTTATCGCATTGATAACAGCGATTGTTTTTGGAGTGCTGAATGACTGTCCTAAAGTTGCTTCAACTCTTGCTCGTACGTCTTCAAGTAAAGCTAAGTCTTTAGTTATGTCTCCTTCTTTGCTAACCGAATCGGTAGTACCACTAATAAGTCTAAGTAGAGTGTGTAAAGGACGGCTATCTTTGCCCCTTAAAGATTTTTTATATAAAGCTAAGAAGGCTTTACCGTGTTCACTGCTTGGGTCCAATGACCTAAGCGTAGCTCCCTGATCAATTAGTAAACCTAAGACTTCATTACCTGACATTACACCAGTACGCCAGTCAGGTCTTCCGTCTACGTCATCTAAAGCAGTTGTTAAATCGAGATAAGCATTGACGGAATCCCTTAAAGACTGATCTTCTTCAAGAACAGAAGCAGCATCAAGAACCAAATCGTTCATGAAATTAACCGCAGTAGGGTCGAAGGTTGCTGCAACTGAAGGGTCTACCAATCGTACGTACCTACGTCTTTGTGTATCTTTAGGGTAGAATTTTCCTTCAGCGTCTTTGTAGTTTGTTTGGAAAGAATTAAATCTATTAAATACTCGAAGACCTACTTCACGGAAACTAATAGAATCTTTTTGGAGTAAAGGATCATTAAGTACATAGTCCGAAAGGAACTCTAATATTACTTTGTCTGACTTAGTTTCTGAAGTAGCTAAGTTTATTTTTAAAACAGAAGCTGCTTGCTCAACAGCATCAGGATCAGATGAAGCTAACCTACTCTTAAAAACTTCAATACCCTTTTTAGTTGGCGTAGCTACACCAGTGTCTTCATTAATTTCAACCGCCCCCTCTGTTTCACGTAAGGTTGTGTTCAATTCGTGGAGAACTGTAACCATATTAAACTCTTGCTCAAGAGCTATAATAGCTTGCTCTGAAAAGTCAGACTCAAGTACATCTTGAGCTTTAGGTGATTTAAGAAGGTTTAAAGCTTCAACTTTACCTTCAGGGTTTTCGCGAACAGCTTTGAAAAAATCTGTAATCTGTTGGCGTACTTCACTTATAGGCTGTTCTTTGGATTGAGCTGTTCCTTTTTTCCTGAAGTTAGATCTTAGTTCGGTTCCCTCTCCTAATGGTCTAGTACCTACAACAACTCCTCTTTCATTATTTGAAAAAAGATTTAGTACTTCAGTATTGCTAGATAAGTTATCCGCAACTGAAGGGAATACTTCATTGATTGAGTTTTTGTTTACTCGTTTATTACCTGAGAAGCCTCCATCAATTATAACTCCCTCAATCAAATCACTGCCTTCTTTATAAATGAAAGCAGGGTTTAATCCCGCTTTTGATATAGGGGCTTTAATAGAATAACCCATCAATAAAAGCTTTGCTGCCTTAACAGGATCATTCTCAAACAGTGCGTTGCCCTCACTATCTAAGTAGCCAATAACTTTGCCATTATCTTTTACAGGGTTCTTAACATCTTGAGGCAAAAAGCTAGAGCGTTTAGGATAACGAAGTTGTATTAACTCATTTAAAAGCTGAGATTTATTTTCATAATATCCTTTAGGGAACATTGACCTATCAGGCATACCATGAACAGCGCGGTCTTGAGTAAGATCAACAGGGACTCCTTTACGTATTAAGTCTTCAAAAGCTTTCACCTCAGTAGCCGTAAGGTGGTCATCAATAAATTCTTCTTTAGCAATAGGTATATCAGCAGTAGGGAATACATACTCCTGCCCTTTAATAAGGCTAGTGCTTTCATTTAGACGAGCTATAAGTTGTTGTAATTTCCTTTCTTCAGGGTGTATCTTTTTGGTTTTAACTTTTTGTTTTGTTGCTTCGTTAGCAACTCCTGAACTTGGTTTGTCTAAAGTATCAGCCCGATCTTCAAGCTGTTCGGCCAAAGCTTCGGAAACAGTTTCAGGGGAAATGTTTTCATCTAGTAAATTAACAAAATCTTCTGTAGAAAATTCTGTTTGTACGGGATCACCTTCTTGTAAAATTTCTGTTTCCCCAAGAAGATTTGTTGTAGTGACAGGTCGAGAGGTTAAATCTAAGTCTATCTCCAACTGTTCTTCTTCTACTCTCCTGTTAGGATCTGTTCCTTCAACAGAGGCATCAAACTGAAACTGAAATTGTTCTGGACTTAAATCAGTAGTGAAATCAAACTCAGCCTGATCTTCTGGTGAGGCTCCTTCTTCGTCTTCTGTGGTCTCAACTACTTCATCTTCTGTTTCAACTACTTCATCCTCTTGCTCTAATTCTGGAGTTTCTTCTGGAGTTTCTTCTGGCCTTCTTCTCCTTCTTTCTCCTACCTCCCTTTGTGGAGCTGTTAATAACCGTCGAGTCTCTTGTATTTCAAGTTCGTCTGCTGTAGCGGGAGCTCCTTCCTTTTTAAGTCTTTCTATAATTTCATCTGCAACCTGAGCCCTGTACCTTGCTTCATCGCCAGTGGGTCCTCCAAGCTTATCATATAAACCTCTTGCCCCTGTAGCACCAAAGCCAAATATTCCACCTAATAGCATAGAGTGTCCTACACCAGCAGCTATCTCTTTTAGCGGAGTGTCTTGATTAAGAGCAGCGTCCCTTACAAAAGTCTGTGCAAGTTCATCAATTCCTTCTTCAATAGCCTCACTTACACCACCCTCAATAATAGGAGAGTTCAACAAGGCTTTCCTCATTTTCCTTTGTAAAAATTCTGTAGCTATTTTATCTGACTCAACATCCCCTAACTTTACGCCAAGTTGCCTTCTCATAACTCCCTGCATCTGTCGATAAGTCATTCCATCAAGGAAAGCTTCTTCCAAACCACCACGACCTAACTTCATAAAAGCAGTCGTAATCAATCCTGTAATAGTTCCCGCCAACAAAGCAGATCCAATCGCTGCGTCATACTTCTCATCATGAGACATATCTTCAGGCATTGAATTGTATATGGTGGTAAACATTCCACCTGCACTTCTATTAGCTGACGTTACAAACAGAGAGCCAAAGGTTTTGGAACTCATGAGAAGCTTGTTATCAAGCATCTGGTTGTAGACGTTTATTGCTTCGATAGCGTTTTTCTCGCTCGTGCTTCGGATAAGTTTTTCTTTTAAATTCTTTTCTGCTAGTTCCCTTACTGCAACTTCTCTAGGGTCCAATACCCTTGAATATCCAAGACCTGCATCAACAGTCTTTTCTAAAAAATCTTTTTTGCTGGCTGTTCTTAACACTCCCCCAAGCATCCCTTTAGCAAATCCTTTGGCCGTAAGAGTAGTACCTGTCTTGAGTCCAATGTAAGCTGCACCACCTGCACCCATTGTAGTCATACTTAGAGCAGCAGTTGCTCCTATATCTACAAGTACTGGGGCAACCATAGTCATAACATCCATACCTAAGCCGTATTCCTGATTGAATAACTTAGCGACTTCTCGTCTTCTGGATTCTTCTTGAGCAGCTTCTCCTAATCTTCTAGCAGCATCTTCGCTTTTAAATAAAAGAGCAGCGGGTATGTTGTACAAAGAAGTAAAAGAGTCGCCTATAGAAGCCAGTATAGAAGTAGACTGGTTTTTAAAAGCGTCGTAATTGTCTTTATTAGATAAGAATTTATCAAGAGTCTCTACAGGATCTTCTCCTGCTTGAGCTCCCTGAGCAGACGCAGCTATCCACTTTTCAGAAGTAGCTTTAGTTTCTTTTAGGATGCTATTAACAGACTCATATCTTTGCCTCTTATAAAAATCTCTTTGGTTTCGTAACGAATCTTTTTGCTTATCAGTTAGCCTTGTATCTTTTTCTAGAGCCTCTTCAAAACGAGTAGGCTGTAACATAAGTTGTGGGTGCGCTACTGCTGTTGTACCAAACACACGAATATTTCTAGTTAGGTCTGCCTCTTCAGAAAAGTATTCAAACTCTCCAGAAAGGTTAGCTCTAAGAGCAGCTTGTTCTTCTATAACAGACTTAATCTCTTCATCAGAAAATCTTTTAGAAGCAAGGTTTAAATTAACATCTTTGTCTTTAGAGTATTGCTCTGCTAACTGTTGACGTAGTACTTTGCTTAAGAAGTTCCTATCCCTTTTGACATACATTCCACCGTGTAATTCTTTTTTAGCGGACATACCCTGATCTTCTCTAATAAGTAGATTAGATAAAGCATCAAAATTTTCTCTAGCTTGATCATTACCAACTTCATCCGAAAGTAGGTTTTGTACTTCATTTAATAATCGGCTTCTCCTCTGATCTTTAAATCTGTTAGCTCCGATATCACTTCCTTGCTGTAGTCCTGACTGAACGAGAATAGCATCTTCATAAGAAACAGCCCCATCGCGAACAGCGTTTTCAAAAGCTGAAACAGGATTCATTACTGAAGTCCCTCCAATAATTTGTCTGCTTCCATCAAGATTACTTAAAGAAGCAAAAGGAAGTTCTCCTACATCAACAAGAAATGACTTAGCATCATTTAAAGTTTTGTTAAGAACCTCTTCACTCTCACCGTTTTCTTTACCCTGCTTCCAAACACTCGCGACGTTTTCTCCAAAAGCTCTAGTAACAAGATTAGTCTGCTTGTCTAAAGAGATAGGATTAGGTTTAAATATCTCAGAGTTCGGAGTCTCCTCATCAATGAATCCTTCTTCTAGTAAGTGTCTTTTTAAAGAGGCATTGATATTACCTTCAACAGCTTCGGTTAAAGTACCCTGATCGAACCAATGCATACGATGATAGTTCGCATAGCTCCGCCACTTTTGTTCACGATCTGGTATTCCTGATCCAATTTGAGCATCCCATGTATCAAAGTCTAAAGGAGGCGTAACATTATCGGCCTCCTGTGGGTTTTGTAATAGCGTTGCAAGGGGTCCTAAACCCTTAGAAGAAGGCGATATTTCTGACATAGCAGTAAATAAGGTTATGTTGTGTTATTAGATTTTAAAAAATAGATCTTTGTTCTGTTTTAGCTTGTGCGGTCCCTAAAGGAGAAGCTCCTTGATTGGATAAAAATTGTCGTGTTTGCATAACCACCATATCGTTTAGTTCTTGAGCTAATGTGTCAAGATCTCCAGTTTCAAGTATTCTTCGTAACTCTACTGTTCCTTTATCTTTTGAGGTTAGTTGTGATGTACTAGAAAGGCCAATAGAGTTAAGTATAATATTTCTGATGTATTTCTTTTTAAACTCATCAGTATTTCCCTTTGCGCCTTTTGCTTGCTCTGGGTCTATACCCAATGCGCCTAATAAAATTAAATCTTCCGTCGTCAGTTCGTCCTGTCCTGTTACCCATTTTGTAGCAGTGTTAGCGTGTTTTTCTAAAAAGCCTAACATGGCTTCCTGAGACTTTTGACCTCTAACTGTCTGCCTTTGTTTAGATAAACCTCTAGCAAGTGCGCTATAGCTATCTATTTCATTTTGTGATAAACCTGATATGCCTTGTATCCCTGCTTCATCTCCTATCTCGGCAAGCTTTAATGCTATAGATCGCGGAGCTGTTCGACTTGCTCCTGTAGCAGAGGTGGTCTTATCAAATAAACCAATCAAGTTAGCAGTTGCAGGATTGTTAAGAGCTGTAGGATTATCAGTAAGTATATCTAACATCCCTTTAGTTCTTTGTTCCTGAGACACTCCAGTTTCAAGTAAAGGCTTTAAGCGTTGAGCAACAATAGGAGCAAGGTTAGCGGCTTTACGTTCTTCACGCATCTTACGTTGAGCGTCTACAACACCTAAGAAAGCTGCTTGCCCTTTGTCAAAACCCTCAAACTGCGGTTCAAATCTTCTTCTAAACCCTTCTTGTTCTGAAGGAGTCATACCTGAATTAGCAAGATCACTAAAGAACTGCCCACGCATAGGGGCTATATCTCTCTGATAATCAAAGTCGGGTTGAGCTGCAAGTCTCTGAGATTCAGCGATCAAGTTAGACGCTTCATTCTCCATGATGCGGTGCTCTGGTCTGTATATAGTAGGCTCATTAAGACGAGCCTGTTCAGCAGCCATAGCCATTTGACCAGCCTGACTTGTATATCCTTTCCTTCTTAAACGACGAGACGCACGTTTAAGTTTATTGGAAACACGATCACGAGTAAATCGAGCCATTATCTATTTCTTCTTCTTCTTTTTTCTAATTCATTTACCTCATCAGGAGAAAATGATCTATAACTAACATTAGTCCCTCCTTCAAATCTTTCAGAAGGAGTTTCTGTTCTTACAACATTAGGATTTCTTGGAGCTTCATAAGTTCTCCGTCTCTCAGGCATACGCTCACCAGATATAGCACGAACTCCTTTGGGAGATACACCCGTATCAGCAAAAAATTGTTGAGCCCCTTTTTGTGAGGTAGCTAGATCCCTCATTCTGGACTTAGCTTTATCTAAAGCAGTGGCTTTAGGGTTGTATGTTTTTCCTTGTTCTCTAGCCATTCTATCACGGACGACTAAATTCCTAGCAGCTACTTGTTCATCAGTTCTTTGTTTAAAAGGAGTTGGTTTTTTCATTTCCCTAGCAGCAGTAAGATAGCTACTAGAACCTAGTTGATAAGTATCTCCCTTTAAAGTATCACGCGCTTTATCAAGCATAGCCCTCCTAGTAGTTGGAGCGGAATCCGTCGAAGGCTTATCGTCTAAACCTTTATACACACTCTTAGCGTATTCAGGTATTTCCATATCATTACCTGAAGGAGGCGCAGAGCCAGAACCTGCTCCTGCTGTTCCTTGTTGTCCTGTTGATCCTGTAGGTTCTGTAGGTTCTGTAGGTTCTGTAGGTTGAGCAGAAGCTGTTTGTTCTTCGGTTACAGGTTTTTTTTCTTTCATAGCAGCCCGAAAAGCGTCTTGAGCTTTAAGTAAATCCTGAGTTCTAGTAGCGGTGTAGCCAACTTCCCTAAAAACTTGAGCGGGACTTTTTCCTCTAAACCTAGTCTTATTAAACATAGCTTGCTCTCCAGAAGTTAATTCACTTCCTCTAAGATACTTAGAAAGGATAGGAGCTAATAGTCGCCTAAGCTCTTTTGTTTTCTCCGCTCCTCCACGGCCCCCTCCTCTGGGAGCTACTAATGTTTTTGTATAGTTTAAGGCTAAATTATCTAATGCGTCGGCCATAAACTAAATTTAAACTCTTTTCTAATAAAGGCAACACGCTAAACCCTGTATATATTATTCTTCTATTAACCTAATTAAGTTTATTCTATTAATTTAGAATAAACTTAATTACAGTTCTGAGAAACTTTTCAGTTTACTTTTACAAAGGATTATTAGAAAGGATGCCCGTAAGTCTCTTCATCGATTTGTGAGGTCTCGGCTTTCCTGATGGAGAAGCCGAAGGAGGTTCGACCGCTACTAAACCGTGCCTTTGTCGAGCAACATCTAAACACAAGAAAGCTGCGTCAGCTAAGTCAGGGCTTTTGCCGAACCTAGATTTAAATTCTACTTTAGATTCCATCTTCATCCTTAGACTCGATCCTTTGATCATGTCATATTTTCTCCCTGTTATTTCTTGAGCTAAATCTGTTGATACACCGAACAGTTGTTTAGTACGTATTAACTCCTTTCCAACAAACCAAAGTTCGGTTACCCTATTAGTATATAATTCATGTGCTACTTTTTTACTATTAGCACTGACTTTTTTATCCGTAGCCTTCCCTCCAAATGACACCCGAAGAATATCATCACTCCACTCCCCTGCCAGCAAGTCACATAAAGGAGCTCCAGCACCTGTCGAGTCTACTGCAAGATCAAGAGGAAGAACCCCCCGTTTCTCGCACTCCCGACGAACCTGCTGAACAACCTGATAACTCCGAGGGGTACTCTTGTTGGTGGCATCGTCATTGATTTGGACGGATTCTCCTAGTTCGCAGACATATTGGCCTGTCGTATCATAGCCGACCTTGCCAAATACTAACATACAGCGGTCACCTGAATTAGTGAACGCGGGGTCAAATCCGCATATATTTACAGGGCTACCTTTCCATTGTACCTGCCTCATGGACCCTGAGCTTGCTAGTTCTGCTTCAGTATATACACCTTCTGCTTCATCGCTATCGAAGAAAACAGCACGTACCATCCGCATATAACCTCTACTAGTAGGGCCTAATAAGGCTTTATCTTCGTTTAGTTTTTCCGTTGTTGGTAACCAAGGGTATAGTACTTCGTCAGCTAAAACATTAGGAGATCTCTCTGCATCAAATCTAATATAAGTACCACCCCACTTTGTTTCCCATGTGTCAGCAGAGTTTGTATCTACTGAATCCCATCCACCTTTAGGTTCTGAGAAAACTCCGAAGGCATCGAATCGAGATGATGGGTTACTAAGAGCGACTAGAGAAAAAGAAGGGTTCTTAGATAAGTTTGATAGCGAAGCTTGCAAGATACTTTCACTTAACTCAGAAAGCTCATCGCCAATCAGTATGACTTTCTTTTGTTTAATACCAATAAGTTTACCTATAGCGTCTTTAGTTCTGCTTCTTTCTGACGCTATCAAAGATAATCCCGCTTTCTCTACAAGATTACCTGATGGCGTAACGTAACAAGCGTTACCTATACTGTCTCTAATTCTTATAGGTGCTAAACCCTCAAGAGGTAATAACAAACTGATCACTGATCCCCAAATCCTTTTCCTTGCTTCACGAAGCGTGGTTGATGTTAAAAGAACCAGAGTATCTTGGGGTTGGGCTAACCAACTAAGAACTCCCCATGCAGCTAGTGTATGTGATTTACCTGAAGAAGCTGCTCCTCCTATAGCAACATACTTGTTTTCAATAACAGCTCTGATCATTTCTTCTGCCCACGGATGCCTAACCATCAATGGTTCGGCAACTAAATCAGGGTTATTAAAGAGCTCATCACACAATCTCCAGAAGTAATATTCCCTAGCGTCATGGTCTGTGTGATGATGAAACCCATACAACAAACCTGTTAAAGTATTTGTAGGAGGTAAGATAAAACCACCAACATCCATTTTTTGTTTGGTATTTATTCGTGGCTCAAATTTAAAGTTCTTCTTAGTCACACTTGAAATCTAGTAGTTATAAAGGTAATGTTAATTACTTTGTCAAAAAAGTCTAAAAAAGATATTTTACTAGAACGAGCTCTTGAAATGATAAGTGCTGGATATAAGCACGTAAATATATGTAAAGAGTTGGATATACATCCGTCTACGCTTAGACGGTGGTTACGTAAAGAGGGTATTAAAGCTAAAGAAGAACCCGAAGAACCAAAGAAACTCGATGTTGTTCAAGACGTTTTAGATAAAGAGTTAGAAAAGAAAACTGATGATGCAATAAAGATTGCTAAACATGACGCAAGGAAAGCTGAAGACGAAGCTATGATGGAAATAGCTGAATCTCAAAGTAGTCCTGCTGAGAAGTACCAATCTTATATCGCTGCTGCGGGTATTAAGCTACTAAGAGACTCTGTAAAAAATCTAAGAGGACCTAAGACAGTTCGCGAACTATCAGAACTAGATCAGTTAATAAGAAGGAACTTAGGTTTAAATGCAAAGAATGCAGGAGGAGCAGGTAAAGTACAAATAGATATTAGCATTTTACATAACACCAAAGCCGATAGAGGTAATGGATCAATAAAAATAAAAGACGAAGATATAATTGATGCCGAAGAAGCCGAATGAATTTGAGATCGAAGAAGATGCGGAATCTGTTTTGTTATTGTATGCAGGACTAGAGGACGCTTTCATTGGTACTGTAGAGCAGTATGGCAGACCTCCTATAGCATGTTATAGTAAGACTATAACACTTGAGCTTTTGCAAAAGAACTATGAGTTAACGGAGAAACAAGCCATTGAAAAGTTTGAGTTTGAATATTTACAAAACAATTTTGAAGAAGCAACCCCATGTTGGCTGGACGACATATAAAACCAAGACCTCTTTTTCCTAATAAGAAAATTGTTTCAGACCCTTGGATTGTTAAAAGAGAGAACATACCTCCCTGTGACTTTACTTTTTGTTGTGACTTGTTAGCAGGACAATATTATTTAGTTATACCTGCAACAGCAAGAGAAGTTGGTTTCCTCCAGCTACTACAGAAAAACATAGATTGTTTTTTACCTATGGAAGGAGACGGTCTTCTAATTACTAAAAGGTGTCTAGATGGATATTGATGAAGAAGATGTAATCGTTGGAGTTGATAACGGGCTCAATGGAGGACTGGTAGCTATCTCTCGTTATACAGGTGGAGTGATTGCAAAAACTGTTATGCCTAATTTAGTTAGAGGTAAAAAGAAAGAAATAGATATTTACAAAGTATATCAATGGGTACTCGGTTTAGACTCTCGATTTATATTTGCAGTCGAAGAACCTTTACATCACGCTAAATCTTCTCAAGCTGTTAGGTCTATGGGTATTTCTTTTGGTAAACTATTAGGGTTAGCTGAAACTAAACAGTGGAATCTTAGACGAGTAAAAGTACACAACTGGCAGCATTCAATGTTAGGTCATTTAAGAGCTCCTTATAATACAAAAGAAGCAGCTTTAGCAGTAGCTAATAACTTAGCTCCTGATGAGTGTTGGTTAAAAAATAAACGATGTTCTAAAGCACATGACGGTATGGTAGATGCTTTTTTAATAGCTCAATACATACGAAAAGGGTATAAAATAGTAGACGGTCGTATTTAACTTTAAGTTTTTTCTAGACATACTTATGGAAAGGGATTATTAAAAAGTCCTCTCTATGAAAACTTTGTTCCCCAAACAAGAAGAGGCTTGTTCTTTTTTTGTAGATAAGCAGTCTCAACAAATTAATACGATTGATACCAGTGAAGTTGGTACAGGTAAGACTGTTGTAGCCGCTCACTTAGCTAAAAGACTTAGTGTACCTATTGCTGTTATTTGCCCTAAGTCAGTTATACCTTCGTGGGAAAGAGAGTTAAAAGAGGTAGGAATAACTCCACTATTTGTTTACAACTATGAAGCTATTCGTAGAGGTAAACCTCCTTACTTACGTAAAAAAGGTAAAAAGATAATGACATGGAACATGCCTCCTAACACATTAGTTCTTATTGACGAGATACATAAATGTAAAGGTGCGTTCACACAAAACGCACAACTTGTTATTAGCTTAGTTCAACAAGGTTTTTCAGTTCATGGAATGTCTGCTACATCCTGTGAAGACCCAACTGAAATGAGAGCTTTAGGTTATATGTTGGGTTTACATAACTTAAACAAAACAGAGGGAGTAAAGTTTAGTTGGTATAGTTGGATGAAGAAGAATGGTTGTGTGCAAGACCAGTGGAAACAATGGAGGTTATCTAAGAAAGCTTCTCTACAAAGTATTAAAGAAAAAATCTATGGAGTTGTTGGCAGCAAACTAACAGTACAGGATTTCCCTGACAGTTTTAAAAACAACAGAGTGTTTGTTGAATATACAGAGTTTGCGGAAAAAGAATCTATTCAAGCTATCTACGATGAGTTTGAGATAACTCCTGATGTAGTAGAGAACTACATAGATGGTACAATCAATAGCGATGATAGTGAAATAATCTTAGTAAAAATACTACGAGCCCGTCAGTTAACTGAGCTGTGTAAAATACCTGACCTTGTAAACATGGCTAAAGATTTAAAGGATCAAGGAAACTCTGTAGTTATATTCGTCAACTTTAAAGACACGGTAGACCTACTAGCTAAAAAACTTTCGTGCAAAACAATACAAGGAGGTCAGTCTGTGCAAGAAAGACAATCTAATGTAGATAGATTTCAAGAAGACAAAGACCACGTTCTTGTAGTTAACATAGCTGCGGGAGGCACTGGACTTTCTTTGCACGATACTTTAGGCAAAAGACCACGAGTTAGTTTGATATGTCCATCATATTCTGCTAAAGAATATGCTCAGACATTAGGACGTATCCATAGAAACGGGGCGAAGTCAGATGCCGTACAAAAAGTTTTAATATCCGAAGGCTCTATTGAGGAGCATGTGATAAAAGCAGTAAACAGAAAATTAGATAATTTAAAAGAACTACATGGATAATACACCAGACCACGGAAGTAGGGGACACGCGGAGTTCTCTCCTTCAAGTTTAAAATACGTAGCAGGATGTGCAGGATACGAAGGTAGGTCAGGTACAAATGCCGCAGCGGAAAAAGGAACTCGAATACACGAAGCTTTAGAAGTTAGAGATCCCTCTGCATTACATGATGAAGAAGAGGTTGAGATATATGACATGATTGTGGCTGATGAGAAAGCTTTCAACGAAAGTTTTTTTGGTAGTACTCCTTATGAAGAACTCAACGAAATTCAAGTTCAAGTTGATCTACAAGGAACTGAAACGTGGGGGACCTGTGATAGGTTTTTAGTTGCAGGAGACAAAGCTGTTATGGCCGATTATAAAACAGGGATATCTAAAATAGATTCTCCTAAAGATAATTGGCAAGCGAAGGCATACACGCTTGGAGCTTTTCAAGCTTTTCCTAAAGTGAACGAGATAGACTTTGTCTTTTATATACCTGTACGCTCTGAAGTTTTACACGACAAATTTACAAGAGCTGATGTTCCTTTATTAACAAAAGAACTTAGTGAAGTAATTCAAAGAGGTGAGATGGTTAGGCCGAAATGGAAAGGTGGAGTACCTGACCATGATGAGTTAACTCCAACAGTTAACTGTAGGTTTTGTAAACACGAAGATCATTGTCCTGCTTTAGGGGGGCTCGCTTTAGAAGTTGCTTCGAAAGTTGCGGGAGAGCCATTACCAAACAAAGAAGATTTTGATTCTGATGATCCTGAAGTTTTAGAAAAGTTATGGGGCGTTGCTAAGGTTGTATCAAATTGGGCTACAAGAATAAAAGCTAAAGCAGTAGAGCAAGCTAAAGAAGGTAAAGAGTTCCCAACTTTAAAACTTAAAAACATGGGAGCTACTAAAAAGTGTACTGACAATATAAGTATGTTAGAGATTGCAGAAACTTATGGAGTTACTGCTGAAGATTTATTAAGTGTATCTTCTTTACCAATAAAAAAGATAGCAGATCTTGTAGGTAAAAAATCCGACAAAGGAACTAAAAAAGAAAATTCAGATAATTTCCTTGCAGATCTTGAAGAAGCGGATATTATCAAAACTTCCGAGACGCGATTCACGCTCTCATAAGAAAATAAGAAAATAAGACAATAAGAAAAAATGAGTAAAGCTAAATTAGCAACCGTTAAAGAAGAGTTAGCAGAGGTATCAGATCCACCAAAGTTAGCTATCACCGCGAGCGATATTGAAATTCCTCGCCTTAATATAATTCAATCATCTAGTGAAATTGCAGGGGATGCAGGTTCAGTAGTGCTTGATAGAACAACAACTATCCTTGAGCCTGATAAGGAATGCCAAGTCATACCTGTTAATGCTCTCAAAGGATGGAGAGAGAACGTACCTTTTGGTTCTCCTGAAATGCCTCGCATAGCGTGGAATGAGGAGGAAAAGAAAGAGATTGAATCTGACAGTGAGTTCGGCACAATCGAATTTGCAGAAATCATTTTGCTTTTTCCAATGCCTGAAGGTGCAGATGAGGAATTGTACCCGTATCCTATCGGAGAAGATCAGTTTGCATTAGGTAAACTAAATGTAGCTAAAGATGCTTTTAGATGTACCTACAAAAGACTGGCAACTTTTTCTGCTTTTAATGATGATCCGTTATGCTCAAGAGCTTGGAACTTCAAAGCAGAATTATTAACAAGAGGTAGACACTCTTGGTTCGTACCTTCATTAACTGTTTCTAAGGATAAGTCTCCTGAAGATGTAACCAGTTTTGTAACCCGCATCACTAGCTAACATGTCAGAAGATAAAGTAGAAAGAATTATTGAAGACGAGCAGAGTATTTTTCAAGGCGAGTTAACTCAACTTGAAGGTATTCTAGCTGAAATTGACGAAAAGATTGATGCTTTAAGAGTACAGAAAAAGAAAATGCAGACATTATCTAATGTATTTAACTCTGCACTTGAAGGCATCCAACACGATCTTAAACAAGTAGAGCTTGGTCTGGAAGAATCCTCACAACATTCCGATTAAGCATTTAAAAATTTTACGTAGTCATACGTAAAAACAGGGGCTCCGTTTCAGTGAGTTCCTTCATAGTATGAGAGGGATCGCCTACTCCTGTTCGTGGGGGACAGGGGTAGGCACTCTCATGAAAAATACCTCTTATGAAAACATACGCTTTAGACTTTGAAACTTACTACGACAAGGACTGTAGTATTAAAAAATTAGGTTTTAACTGTTACTTTTCCCACCCTGATTTTGACGCATATAAACTTAGTGTTGTGGGAGACGACGGTACTTCCTTCGTTGGGTGTCCCAAAGAAGAATTTGATTGGTCAATTCTTGAAGGGCATAGAGTTCTAGCACACAACGCATCCTTTGATGAATCTTTATATTTGTTCGGGGTAACTAAAGGTTGGTGGCCTAGTGTTAAATATGCAGAGTGGCATTGCACCGCAGACCTAGCAGCTTACTGTGGGTTACCTAGATCTCTTAAAGGAGCTACCTCTGTGCTATACGATTTAGAAATGGATAAGTCTACCCGTGATAATATGGCGGGTAAGAGATGGGAAGACATGGATGAGGACTTTAAAAAAGAAGTCGATGAGTATGCTCTTAAAGATTCTGAATATTGTTTAGACTTATGGAGAGATTTACAAGATAAGTGGCCTGAAGCTGAAAGGGGTATCAGTAGAATAAATAGACTGTGTATGCAGAGAGGAGTTCCGATTGATGCTGAAGAGCTTAAAAAACAAAAAGAGAATATAAACATTAAGTTATTTGAGGCGGAGAATAACATCCCGTGGCTAGACACCGCTACTCCATTATCTAGAAAAGCATTTAACGAAGAGTGTAGGAAGATGGGGCTTGAGCCACCTGTTAGTTTATCCATGACCGACGACGACGCTAACGCATGGATTAAAAAACACGGTCATGAGTACAAGTGGATTGGAGCTGTCCGAGACTATAGAAGGATTAACTCCCTTAAAAGAAAGTTAGAATCTTTTGATAATGCCACAATGGATGATGGCAGATACTATGGAGGGCTTATGTATTTCGGAGCTCATACAGGAAGGTTTAGTGGGTCAGGAGGCAACCTTAATTTACAAAACTTACCGCGAGGAGAACTCTTAGGTACAAATCTAAGAAAACTTATTTCGCCTAGCAAAGATAAAAAGCTTATCGTAGCTGACCTATCTCAAATTGAAGTTAGAACTTTATGTTGGTTATCTGAAGATACAGAAACTTTAGAAGTAATTAGAAACTCTGATGACATATACGAAGGCTTTGCATGCCAATTTAACTTATGGGATGAAAGCAAAGGGTCATTAAAAGACGAAGACCCTAAGCTCCGCCATCGAGTAAAAACTATGGTACTTGGTTGTGGATATGGTGTTAGTGCTAATAAATTTTCTATGATCTCTGGTATGTCCATAGATGAGGCAATGCACTCTGTTAGGTTATATAGAACTTCTATGAAAAAAGTTGTGGGTTTGTGGAACACAATTCAACGTAAATTACACATAGCTTACTCTAAGAAAGAAGACTTTATTCTGGAGCTGCCATCAGGGAGACAATTAAATTACGGGAAAATAAAGACAACTATTCAAAACAACAGACGCAACTATGTTGCAATGTTGACTAAAGGAGCTAAGAAAATTCCCATTAGGTTGTGGGGAGGTTTACTAGCAGAGAACATATCTCAAGCTTTAGCAAGAGACATATTTTCTGATATGTTGGTCAGGTTAGAGCAAGCAGGACTTAAAGTAATATTCCATGTTCATGACGAATTTGTAATTGAAATTGAAAAGGAGGAGGCTCAAAAAGGATTGGACAAAGTGCTCGATATAATGAAAACTCCTCCACCGTGGATTTCCGATATCCCTCTTGATGCGGAAGGAAAAATAGTAACTGAATATGAGAAGTAATGGAATATAGATATATTAAAAACCTGTGCGACAACAAAGCGATTAAGTCAAAGGACTTATCTACTTTACAAAAAAAGAAACCAACATTTAAAGACAAAGCTAAATTTAGAGCTTGGTGTGCCGACAAGAATACAGACCATTGTTTTTACAGCACTGTTATAGGAGACACACCATCACTTCGAGTTTCCTCAAGTAACCCACCTCATACAGTATGGGGAGTCGTAGCTGATTATGACGCTCCTATAGATTTCTCAATCATCGATAAAATATTAGCAACTCAATGTAAATCCGCAATGCCTACGTGGAGATCAAAAACTCAGTCAGGGTATTTGAGGTTGGTTTGGGAGTTTGAATCAGGAATTACAGTAACCCCTGATTTGTTTGCAGAGTTCATGAAGAGGATGGCTAATTACTTAGCCCTAGATAGAATCTGTGCAGGGTTTGATAAGTCTTCTCTCAAAGCTAGTCAGTATTTTGAGTTAGGGGTTGATTGGACAAAAGTAGGAGATCCTTTAGATGAATCTATTTATCAATCCGCATATAGGAAAGCAGCGATGGATAAGCCTCCACAAGTGTCTGAAGTTTCTATTCCTATTGATGTTATTGCTGAAGAGGTAAATAAAAGATTTCCTAACCGATGGGAGGGTGAGTTTAATATAGGTAGCAGAGGTCCTTTGTTCTGGATCGATGATGGGATAGAAAGAGAAGGTTCTCAGGTTTCAGACAACGGTATGGTTACCTACAGTGATAGAGCGGGAAAAGGTTTTGTTACTTGGACAGAGATCTTTGGTAAAAAGTTTGTGTCTGATTATGAGACGACAAAAACTTCAGGTATTCTTGATACGTATTGGTACAACGGTAAAACGTATTTCAAACTGATTTATGGATCTGCTCAACAAATTCAGGAAAAACAACTTATACTGGAGTTAAGGCAAGCAGGGTTCTCTCCTAAGATAAGAGCAGGTAAAGCTTGTTCAGAAGTAGAGAACGCACTTGTTTCTATCTGCAACGAAAATCGTATCGACGAGATAGCTCCTGTTATATTTTCAAAAGACAGAGTTGTTACCTACAATAGTAGAAGGATACTTAATAACGCTAATATAAATCCTGTTAAAGCCGCAGACTCAGGAGACAAAAAGGATTGGCCTTTCATACACAAATGGTTATCTAGTTTATTTGTAAATAATTCAAAGACTCCTACGATAGATTATTTTTATGCGTGGCTTCAAAGGTTTTATATATCTGTAATAGATAAGAATGCAGCTCAAGGTCAGGCATTACTTTTAGTAGGACCCACTAACAAAGGAAAATCACTGTTAAGTAACTGTGTTATCTCTGCATTAGTGGGTGGTTTTGCGGATGCTTCTGAATACATATCAGGAGGTACAAGCTTTAACAAAGACTTAGGAGGTAAAGCTGCGTGGGTTATTGATGATACAGTTAGTGCGGCTTCTTTTCAGGATCAGCGGAAAGCAACAGAATTAATTAAGAAAGCAGTAGCTAATCCTAGAATGGAATACCATGCAAAACATGTAGACGCGATTAGTGTTCCGTGGACAGGTCGAGTTATAATGTCTCTTAACATGGACCCTAACAGTCTTAGCGTGATACCTGCGTTAGACTCAAGTAACCGCGACAAGATTATGGCACTGCTTATTAGTGAGACTTCTAGGAGTAAGTTTCCTCCTAACCACATTCTGGAGCAAACAATAAAAGACGAACTGCCCTACTTTGCTAAATTTCTAATAGACTTTAAGCCTCCAAAAAGCGTGTTAGGTACTTCTAGATTCGGAGTTGATTCCTACATTGACCCTGTTATAGCAAGTGCTGCTTACGATAATTCAAGTAGGTCAAGTATTGCAGAGCTTGTTGAGTTTTTTGTTAAAAGAGCTAGGGAGTATGGACATAGCGTTTCATGGAGGGGAACCCTTACAGATTTTCAAGTTACGGTTCAAGACTTTAATGGGGGGAGGAATGTTGGTATGTCTGGTTCTATGGAGTTTTTACGTAGGGGAATTGGTATAATGGAAGATGCTGCCCGCAACAATTCGCACTTACGTCCTATAAAATCCAGAGGCCAAGGAGGGGGTAAGATTTGGGAAATTGATCTGGACGAGAAATATGATATAGATAATATTCAAAATGACAAAATAATAGCCATTTTATGACCAGACAAGAAATAGAAAATTTTATTGAAAAGACTATATCAACAGCATCTGTAATATTAGCAGATGATTTAGATGAAGCTTTTGTAGGTATTGATGTAGAACATGGGCCACCTAGAGCTGTTTATTCTATAGAAAAATGTATAAACTTGTTATCCCAAGATATGTCTACCGTTGAAGCCGATGAATACTTTTGGCACAACGTAGCGGGAGCATCAGGAGAGGGACTACCTATTTACATATCGACTCCTGAAGAAGAAGAGGAAAGTCCTTACGACTAAATCATTTATAACTAAATGGATTATTAAGCTTATCCATTTCTGTGTGGTAGCCCGCTGCCTTGTAAGTAAACCCGTGGTCATCTTGTTCGCCTCTTTTTTTAAACTGAGCTACTTTGAAGAACTTAGTAGTAGGCAACCATCCTACAATCCAGACAAACATTAAGTCTTTCCTGACTCTGGTAAAAAAATAAACATCGTTATCAGGGATTTTCTTAGAGGACCCATTAACAGAAACAGAGTATTCGGGTTTCGGGATGGACCCACAAGTTTTAGACTTAACCTCTATTCGTTTATGTCGATGTTCTAAATCATGAGTAAAAACATAATTGCCTACATAAACACTTTTTTTAATAAATTTATTAACGACTATCTCTCCTAAACAACCAGTCATACGGCCCATGCCTTGAGTAAATGAATTAGGAAGAACTCCCATTTCAGTAGCCCTCGTATGCGCGAGAGATATATCATCGCTAGAGGGGGTGTAGACTGCGAAGGGACCGCTTTCTTTAAAACCTTGTTTTCTTACACTCAAAATTTCAAGTTGCTCGTTTCAAAAATAACTCCCAAGCAGGAAAAAATATTTCTTCCATACAGCGTACAACAGCTTCTTGGTCGTAGTTCTCAAGCCACCCTACTCCACTTATGAGTAGACTAGCTTCCATCATTTCGTGACGAATAGTATTTAATAGGACTTTGCCTTTTAAATTTTTATTTATTTCGATAGTTTTTTTATCGTGTAAATACAATCCGAAGTCAGGGCTGTCCCCATTAAAAGGAACTAGCTCAAGTTTTACCCTCTGCCCTGCAATCGATATTGTTTTAGGCAGTTGCACATTACCACCTTTCTGAGAGTTCTTTGTAGAGTTCTATCCCCGCAGCCATTGCGGTAGCCACTCCTTCCATATTCTTTAAAGCGAGCTCCCAATCCTCCTCATTACTACCAAAAAACGGTTCCGCGATAGTCGCGGGACAGTGCGTTAATCTTAAAAACCCTGCTCCTCTACTACCTTTCTTGCGTGGTTTGATCCCTCTACTCCTTAACTGAGGGAAACAATCCTCAAAAGAATCCCGTAAAGATCTAGCGAACAACCTACCTTTCTCTGAAGTATTCCAGTACAACCACTCATGTCCTGTCGCTGATGGAGTAGCAGCGTTAAAATGAAGTTCAATCGCTGCTTCAACAGCATCATGTTTTAAAGTTCTAGCAAGCCATTTCATAGAACTCCAATAACTATTACCTTTGTAGGTAGAGTAAATTTTATGTGGAGTCTTCAACCTGTCACTGATCATATCAGCTAATTGGGAGTTGTAGTCCCATTCAGTGACTCCAGTTACAGAAGCTGCACCTGAATCATTTGGTCTGCTGTGTCCCACACATATTGCTATCATCTCCTATTATTATAGCACGTCTGTAGGAAAAATCACTATGGAACTTCTGACCCCTGCCCATGAGATTACCCTCTGCAAAAGGATAGTCATACCCTTTTATAAGGGTAATTGTAGCAGGATCATAAAGATTGCTTTCGTTCAAGGATGAGTCTCCTGCTAAGTCTCTCAAGACGCAGCTTGGCAGCAGGACTACCATCAGCAGCAAGGCGATCAACTTCATCTTCAAGGTCATAAATATGCTTCCTATGCTTATATTTAGTATATGCAGCATATGAACTCAAAGCTGCTTTTAAAATTTTTAAGAAGGTCACTTCTTTTTCTTTTTCCTATAGGCTGCTTTTAAAATAGACTTTTTAGAATTATTCTTTTTTTTAGAAGCCTTCTTTTCTTTGCCGTAAGATTTCCCGTAATTCATTTCTTTTTAGATAAGATTGACCATATAACACCAACAAGAGTAACAACTGCTGAAACACCTGTAGTGACTTCATCTTGAGTTGCTAATCCATTCTGTGTCATGAATCCTCCACCG